TTGTTGACCGTGCCATTGCCGAAAACAAGGACTTTATTAACCTAACCAAAGCGCAGAAGTATGCGATATTGGAGCAATACGCAACCGAGAAGTTGAAGAATATTGAGGTTAAGGATAAACTAATCGAAACCATACTTGGCAGCGAATAAAGACATACAAAACGTTTTAAACGCAGTTGATGAGGGATTGATTACCTTTAACGAGGCAATCCCCGCCATACAAGAGCAGATTTACCGCAGGTTGCTGCGCTTCCAAAAGGAGTTAATCGTGCAAGGTGACACGATCACGAATAGCGTTAAGAATATTCAGTTGTTATCGAGTTTGAAAAGTGATTTAGAAGACATCATTTTAAACGATACGGACTACCTCGAAAGCGTGACCAAACTTGGTAAATTGTACGAGAAAGTTGACACGCTCAACTACTCATATTTTAAGGCACTTGAAAAGAAATTCAAACCGCCCAAAGTGATGGATGCCATCCGCAAACAATCGGTTTCGATACTTGTTGATAGCTTGACCGAAAGCGGATTGAATACCGAATTGATTACACCCATACGCGAAATGATTACTGCCTACACAACAACAGGTGGTAGTTACTCAAAGATGACCAAGGAGTTAAACAACTACATCAACGGCACACCCGAGATTGATGGCGCGCTTGTGAAGTATACAAAGCAGATTGCAACCGACTCAATCAATCAATATACCGCAACGGTCAATAGCGTGCTTGCATCGGACTTGGGTTGGGAGTGGTTTCGATACGTTGGCAGCAACATAAAAACAACGCGAACATTTTGCAAGGCACTCACAAAAAAACAATACTACCACATCAGCGAACTGCCACAAATTATCAAGGGTAACTTTGAAGAATTTAAAGCAATGAAAGGTCGCATCTATGACCGCACAGGGTTGCCCGATGGAATGATTGAAGATACCAACACAAGCAACTTTCAAGTGTACAGAGGTGGCTACAACTGCGGACATCAAGCGTACCCTATACCGACTGCGTTAGTACCGAAAACAATTATCAATCAACTAAATAAATAAACAAATGGAAACAAATCCGACACAAATCAAAAAGTACAAATTGCTACTTATTACCGATGCACGAGGTAACGAAAAACACGTGCCACTAAACAAAACAAACAAAGATTTTTACACCGCGTACAAGTCAACCTTATCAAAGGACAAGCGCGAGAAGTACAAAATTGAAGAAGTTGAAATGACTGCCGAAGAAGCCGCAGCCATTGGAGTGGCAGAAGCGCACGCGGAACTTTACCCTGCACAACGCAAAGGTCAAGTATCGCAGCAGTCGAATGACATCGTTGCAATGTTGCTAAAACAAAATCAAGAACTTGCCGAAAGATTGGCGGTGATTGAAGCTAAAAAAGGAGGAGCCAAGTAATGCCAAAGGGAACAAAACCAACTAAACCACGTGGCGGTTGCTGCGGTGGTAGTCGTTAATCAATAATTTTTAATTTTAAAACAAAAACAATATGGCATTATTAGCTGAAATTTTAGAACAACTTTTGCCGAAAATAGGCATACAACAAGGCACGGAAGAATTCAATGCAATCGTGCAAAACAAGGGAGTAGCATTTGAAGTACCCGATAAGGTAAAGGAAGCACTACCAACATTGCTTACAATTGATGAAGCAAAGCACAATCCAACATTAAAAGCGCATTATTACGGTAACGCCCTTGACCCATTTAACAAAAAGGTTGAAACGTGGTTGAAAGACAACGGTGTTAGTGAGGATGATGCAAGGGCAATAAGCGAAAACAAAAACACATTTGAAAAGATTGAAAGGGCAATCGCAGCCATAGCAGCTACGAAGCCACAAACAAAGTCAAATGATGCTGAATTGAAGCAGAAGATAAACGAGTTAAACTTGATGCTATCACAACAACAACGTGAGCGTGATGAGGCCGTTAATAGTGTGCGCAATGAGTATGAACAACGCTTTACAGAGCAAGAAATAGATGCCATTATCGGCTCAAAACCATTGCCCGGTCAGTTCGACACCGATGTTGAGCGTAAGATTGCACGCGAGTTTCTAAACAAAAAGTTAGCCGAGAGGAACGCTGCAATAAAAAGAATTGATGGAAAATTAAAATTAGTTGCAAAAGATGATGAAAAAATGTTTATCTTTGACAACGGAAAGGAACTCGACCTTGACACTCTCACAAACATGGCTTTGGCCGACAATAAGTTTATCAAAGTAAATGGCAATGGTAGCGCACCGCCACCGAAGCCGACACAAGGTGGTGAACCACCAAAACTTAACAACGCTGCGAACAACGCAATGGCCGATTTAGAAAAGGCACTTGAAGGATTTAAGTAGTAGCACAACAACAATAATAAAATGGCTTTAGGATATTGCCCCGCGATGCTTATGCACATGAAATATGTGATAGGCCAAAACGCACCCGAACACAAAATCACTCCAAGTGGTTTATTACGCGCAACACTTGAAAAAGGCGCACAAGCGACACCTGTTCAAGATGCGCTTTCTTTAAGTAATCAAGCAGGTCACATCAAGGACTTACGCTTAAAGTATTACAATCGTACAATCCCTGCTCAAATGTCAACAAGCGACAACTGCGATGTTGACTTGGTACAGGCATACGATGAAATGACCATCGACACAACTTCTATTGTGAAGTTTGGTTTACATTTCGATGATGCAACAATCGCACGTTACTGCGATGAGGCATCTGCTTCCGTTCAAATCGGTTCAGCACCAACACCATTTATGCAAGAACACCTTGCAGGTCTTATGGCTGCAATGAATGGATTTGTAGGCAAGATTGACCAAACATTGTTAGGTCAAGTTGTATGGGGTACTAACGCAGTATCAGGCAACAACTCTGCCGTAACCGTTAACTTTAACGATGACAACACTATCAACTTGTTTAGCGAGGGTTGGACAAAAGTATTGTCCGACTACCAAGTGAACGAGGGTTATGGCAAACCTATCGTAATTGGTAGTGGTTTAGTAAATAGCGCAATGATACAGGCGAGCAATGCCGCAATGACTCAATATGCGCAGTTGAACAACAACGCTGCCGTTGGGAATATCGATTGGTATCACGACCTTTACGCAACATCTGCTTGGGGTTCAAACCAATTCGGAGTGTTTATGCCGGGTACATTCGGACTTGTTGAACTTGACAGATACAGAGGTTTCCGTGCGAAGAAGTTAGGTACTTCAACGTTTTGGAATATGGCCGTACCTGTTGATTTACCGGGTGCAGATGGTATGTTGGGAATGTTAAACATCGACTTTCAATTAAAGGAAATCGATTGCCCACAAGAAACAACCGTTGGATATAGCGAAACCACACTTGGCGCAGGTTACTCATTGATTATGAGCAAGCGTTTTGCATTGTGGCAAGTACCATCGGATGCTTACCTTGCTGCTGACCGCTTAACAGGCAACAATGGCGCACTTCGTTACACCGCGACAAACGCTTAACAAATGGCTTGTCTACAAGGATTAATAAAACTTGCAGGATGCCAAATTACAGAGGTATCGGGGGCTGTTTACTCGTTAAACAGCCTACCCGGTATTTCATTGAAATCATTTGAGCAAGTAGCCAATAGTGAACAAGTCAACTACCTCGGTGTTTGGGATGCCATCAACGAGCGTGCAGAGGCACGAATAAAGAACCAAATCATCAGCGCAATGTCCACACGTTACGACATTAAACGTGTGCGCAGAACCGTATCAGTAACAGGTCAACCCGAAGTGGCTGCCGTTAGTGACAACGTGTTTAAGGGGATGGTGTTTGTGCAAGCGTGGACACTCAACGAGAATTGGGTGATTAGTCCATTTCAAACGCTTCAAGTTGACCGCATTTCTTTTTATAAATCGGCAACAAACACGGTTACAACACTTGACATTAAGTTTGTCAACTACATCACAAAAGAAGTATTATTCACAAAGACCTTAACGATGGCGGATTTATCGACAGGTTGGAATGAAATCAGCATATTAAAAGAATTTAACGCACCATTGTTGGCCATCGGCTTCGAAGACAAAGATGTCAACGGTGTGACCTATCAAACGGCAGATGTTAACGCAAATTTTCAATCGTGTTTTTACGAGTGCTATGGTGTTGATGGTTGCGGTTACATTTACGGCTTTGCAGAGAGCAACGGCAATTACGTGCAAAATCAAACCATCAATTCACTCCGTGCTACCGTAACACTCGGATGCAGTTACAACGCTGCCGTGTGCAACAATAGGTTGTTATTTGCGGAAGCATTTTGGTATTTACTCGGCATCGAATTTTTGGAAGAGCGACTTTACTCGGAACGTGTAAACTTTTACACATCGATTAAACGCGAGGAAGCAAAAGAGTTGATATCTTTGTACCAAGTTAGATACGAAGAAGCATTAAAGAACGCATTAGGTGGCTTAAAATTTGAGTGCGATGCGTGTTTGGAGTGCAATAGTTTAGTACAAGTATTCAGTCAAATACCATAAATGCAGATAACGGACAACATACCATTTGTAATAGGCACAATGCTTGCAAAGTTTCGGGAGTTAGACAATCCCGAAACAATATCACGCGCTGCTGCTTTGGCCGTGTTGCCCGAATTACACGAGCGCATACACGTTAAGGGATTGAATAGCAAGGGTAGCAAGATTGGAACGTACTCAAATAGCTATATGAAAGTGCGTGAACGCTACAATAGGACTGCCGATAAGCATGTTGTTGCATCGTTGACAAGACAACTTGAAGGCGCATATACTCTAAAAGCAACTGAAAACGGATATTCGATTGATAATTTAGGCAACACAATAGAAGGAGATAGCAAAACTAAAACAGATTATTTAACAGAAAAATATGGTGACATTTGGCAGTTGACCGAACACGAAATCGAAATCACTCGCATAGCTGCCGAAGCTACCTCACAAGCAATATTGAATGCAAAATAAGACCATCATAGCAGAGATTGACAAAGCATTGTTAGCAGCCATCAAGGTTGAGAACAAACGTGCATTTGGTATGGCTGACTTTTATTTCGATGGCGAAAAAAGATACCCAGGCATTATTAATGGCGAGGATATTATCAATCCTTTTTTGCAAGACCAATATAAATTAAGTTGGTATCACAGAACATCAACCTCATCATTCAACTTGATGGAGTTTGATTACGGAAACAAAATGGACAAGGTAGAGGAAACAACACCTGTTCAATTAATAATATTTACACGCGCTGCAATCAGTTTTGAAACAATAAAAGATTGGTTTGTGTCCGCGCTTCCAAGTGTGATGAGTAAAGCAACGTGTGAGAGCTTGCAAATATTCGGTTGCACTATCGAGGTCGCAAGTACGGAGATGAATAGCAACGTTGTTTTCAAAGAAGAATGCACCGAACCAACCGTGAGAGTTGGAGGTCAATATGGACTAATAGCAGTCCGATACACAATCAAATCAACATACCGCAGAGGTTGTCAAGATTTCTGCGTATGCTAAAACCATAAATAAAAATGGCATATTATCCATCGGGTTGCGACTCAAACATCGCAGACCACGTATGCGGAACTTGCGGGGTTGAATTATCTCGCGTACGTTCAGTTGCATTCGTTAACAAACAATACTACCCAACGCTCATCACCGACATCGAAAACTCATCGTTGTGGGCGGCAGGTATCGCATCGGGTGACATTTATGTTTATCCCGAAGTACAGGGTGAATTTGATGGCGGAACACCAAATATGGGGCAAGGTTACGGTGATACAGAGGAGCAGTTGAATAGCTACACCTTTATGTTATCATACAAAGACCCGAACTATGTTGGCAACCAACCACATTTCAACTCTATTAAAGGTTCACGCAATTTCCACGTTGCATTTAGAAGTGAAACCGTTATCGCAATAAGTGATGAACCGTGTACAATTGTACCAAAGAACCCTATCGCAAACGACTTGAAGTTGGAGCGTACTTGGGATATCGAGGTAAAATGGACATCGGAGAATTTCCCTGCGGAAGCGACAACACCAGACAACGTGTTTACTTGTTACGTACCATAAATTGATTTAGCGACCCCGTAAGGTCGCATCAATTTTAAAACCTCAACGCAATGGCTTACTATCCGAGTAACTGCAATGAAATACCAACGCATCAATCTTGCACCTGCGAGGCCGAAATGGGTCGAGTGCGAGGTGTTGCATTGATACACAAATCGTTTTATAATCAAGTAATAATTGACCCCGAAAACCCTGTCGTGTGGCAGGCAGGTGTGAACCTTGGAATGATAGTATTATTGCCCGAAACTAATGGCGAGTACAATGCAGACCCTATCAACGGCAGAGGTTACGGATATAGCGAAGAAACATTTGTGGCATTTAACCACATCGTAACGTATCAAGACCCCGACTTTTATGGCAATGTAGACCACTACAATGCGATAAATGGCAGTAGAAATTATTACCTTGCATTCATTACAGAAACGATGCTACACTTGGCGCAAAGACCTTGCAATTTAACGGTAAATTTACCAATAAAAAATAGCGTGAAAGATGATGTGTTGTATACCATTACGGCACGTTGGACTCACGACCAATTACCACAACAATATTTGAAACCCGACAACGTGTTCGTTTGCAATGTTAGCACGAACGTGTATGGTGCTTCATTTGATAATAGCTTTGATGACTCATTTGACATTCCGTAAAGATGGCACAGAAGAATAGAGCGCAAATGCTCACGGATATTACAACAAATATCTTTAATAACGTAATAAATTTCATTACCGGGCAAAACGCACAAGACCGACTTGTAAACCTGCTCGACTCATCACCGAACATAATTTCGGACAAAGACCAACCCAATGGTTACGTTGGACTTGATGCGGTTGGAAGTATGTTTTCATCATATTACAACGAGAATATATCACGTGCTGATTTGGTTACTTTGTTGACCACTAACACCGCAATTGGGTACAAATTATATCAAGTAAACGATGCCGTTGGTGCTACTAAAATATTGTTAGTAATTGCCGATAGTAACATCACACTTTACCCATTTGCCATTGACTTGACAACGGCAGAGATTGGTACATACAACATCAACACAGATACGTTCACGGTGTTGGTAGGTAGTGGGAATGCTTCGATAATAAGCACAACCGTAACAGGTTTGCAAGGGTTACAAACAACCTCATCATTAAGCACTACAACATTGTACAACGTAACCGATGCGGTCGGCAACACACTTATTTTGCAAGTGTATGCCATAGCTAACAATACTAATGTTGTGTATGCAATCGATGTGGCTTCGGGTACAATAGGCACTTACAACATCACAACCGATACATTTACCGCTACAACTTCCACCCCCGACCTCCAACAAGTAACGGATGTTGGATTTGCAACGACAAATAAATTATCATCGGATGATGGGGCAGGGAATGCAACAACATTAAACAATGGTGTAATAGACATAGCAACAGGCAATACAGGAGTTGTAAGCATAAATTCATCACAAGCTACCGCAGATTATACCGCACAACTACCCGACAAGACAACAGGCACAGAAACCTTTGCAATGTTGAGTGATTTGACAGGTTTAGGCGGCATCACAAAATCAACCGCAGCAGGTACGGACACGTACACAACAACAATAGTAGGTGTTACAGGGTATGTTGATGGCGATACTTATTTGATACGATTTACCAACGGAAACACAACAGGCGCAACGCTGGACATTAACACACTTGGCGCAAAAACACTTTACCGCAATAACGATGGCGCAATAATAGGCGGTGACATTTGGGCGGGTGCTGAAATGCTTTGCGTGTTTAACTCGTTTCTTGATGGCTTTCAATGTATTGGTACAAGTCCGAATAGCTTGTTTGCGTACATTACAAATGATGATAGCGTGACCATAACAAAGGGGCAAGTGGTGTATGCGTTTGGCGGTACAGGTGATAGAATGACCGTGAAGTTGGCAAATAACCAAAGTGATTTAACATCAGCACGAACCGTTGGTGTAGTATTCTCGGCAAGTATCGCAGCCAATCAAAAGGGCATCATTATTATGCAAGGTTTGATTGATGGGTTGAGCATTTTGGGTTCGCCTTTTGTTGATGGGGATAGCGTTTATTTAGGTGCTACAAACGGGTCAATCACAAGAACAAAGCCATACGCACCTAATCATTTGGTGTATGTTGGTACGGTAACGACTGCAAGCGCAGGTTCAGCGGGTCGAATGTATGTTAATATTCAAAACGGCTACGAGTTGGAAGAGTTGCACGATGTATCAGCGCAAACACCTGCGAACAAAGATGGATTGTTTTACAATTCAACAACTTCATTGTGGGAGTCAAGACAAGTAGCAGCAACGGACATCGATGCAAATGTAAGCAATACAGAATTTGGCTATTTGAATGGTGTGACCTCATCAATCCAAACGCAAATAAATAATGCGCAAACATTGTCAATCGAATGTATATCGGGAACAATTGCAGGGCCTCTTGACTTGACTACATACTTTTGGTGCATTGGCGGTACTTTCCTATCGGCTGCAACGGCATCAACAGGTCAAGGCAGCAAGTTTGCGTATGCGTTTGAAATTACAGGAATAACAATAAGAATGACCACCACAACGGCAGGTTCGGCAGAGGATAGCACGTTGTATTTGCGTAACATTACCACATCAACATCAACATTGATGGGTACGTTTAAAACAAACGGAAACCTTGCATACACAAATATAACAGGTTTAGCTATCAGTTGCAACACAACAGATGAATATTGCCTTGAAATGCGCTCACCCAATTGGGGAACTAACCCAGCTAATTTGCGTTTAACCGCATCATTATTTTTGAGAAGAACATAACTATGACAATAACATATAAAAGACAAGGTGATGGCCGTAATTCGTGGCTTATCGTGGATAACGAGGACAAGTATATGATGTACACAAGTCCTGCAAATCACTTCCATAATGAAATGATGAAACAAGTGTTGGAGAATAACAACTACTTGACAATTGGAGAGGTAGCATTGTGGGTAAATGACCCTGTTTACGGAGCAGAAGCAAACAACATCATAGCGTGGTGGACATCGACCTGCAAGATGGTTGAAGCGTATGTGATAGCCAACCCCGAAGAAACAGATTGCGTACAATTTTTAGCAACTATTCCAAAATACACGAACACGAAATGAACCAAGACATAGCGCAAGCGCATAGCACAGTTACCGACTTGTTTGGCGGTACTATTATGGGTGCTATATTACAAGTAATTATAGGCACAACTACTTTATTTGTCGAACTTTATACAAGCGGTGTTGATATGGATGAATTTACAAAGTGGGCAATTAAAATCGGTTCGTTAATCGTTGTCATTCTCGGTATTGTTAACGGTTGGCTTGCGTACAAGAAGAACAAAATCGAGTTACAAAGATTGCAGAATGAGCAACGAACTAATAACAATAGTTAAGCCATTCATTGCGGTTATCATTGTAGCCGTTGCCTTTGTAATCGTTATGCGAGCGGAGTATCGCAGGGCAGTTAAAACGGTGCTTGGGGCGGTATTGGTTTGGTTAGGTTTGCGAGAATAAAAAAAAATACTATCTTTGCGGCAAACTAAAACAAAAAACCTATGAGCCGAAATCAAAGAAAATTATTCCAATCGACCGTGTTTGCGGTCATTTCAGTAGTCATGAACACAGCCGTGTTGCATGACATTAAGAACATTTCGTTAGAGATTATTACAATGGAAAGCCGATTGCTTCAAGCATTCTGCTGTTTGTCATTAAGTGCCGTGCTTGCTACGTTGCCGATTACATTATTCACTTGGTATAAAAGTATTAAGGGATGATAACAGCCACACTAACACGCATACCACAGCCAAGTCAAATGCTCGGTAAATTAATTGTGAGGGAAAACAACGCAGTTATATTCGAGTGCGATACCATTGAACTTCCATACTTGAACAACAGGCCACAAGTGAGTTGCATACCCAAAGGTGCTTATCAAGTGGTGTACAGAGAAAGCGCAAAGTACCCAAGGCACTATCATGTATTAGACGTACCCAATCGCAGTTTCATATTGATACATCAAGCCAACTATGTGGGCAGTAAGAACCCAAGAACGCATAAACCCGATTTGCTTGGATGCATTGGTGTAGGCAGGGGATATGCTGATTTAAACGGTGATGGGATAGTTGAACTAACAAGGTCAAATGCAACACTAAAACAGATGCTTGCAGTTATCGGTAAGAAACCATTTACATTGACAATATTATGATTAAAGGCAAACGATACAACTATTCGGGTAAGGTCATTACTTACCTACGCATGATAACTATACCCATTGCAGGACACATGATGCCACACATGGAGTTTATGGCTGAAAGCGGTGCGAAGTTTACCATGACCATAAAAGAGTTTGAACGGTTGAATTTAAAAGAAGTGATATGAGCGAAGCAGTTAATCATCCAAAGCATTACGGTGGCAAGGACAACCCGCTTGAAGTCATTAACATTATCAATCATTACAAGTTAAACTTTGAATTGGGCAACTTGATAAAGTATGTGTTACGTGCCGATAACAAGGGTAACAGAAAACAAGATTTGCAAAAAGCATTGTGGTACTTGGAATATGAAATTAATAAAGACAGTAGTGCTTGTGGCTAACGGTGGCGGCTTTAAGAAGTGGCTGCCTAAAAATTACTTCATTTGACAAACAATGCTTATGGCAGACATTTTTTAAAGGTGCTGTTGTAAGCTGTAAAAATTACTATTATGGCAACGGTTTACAAAGTAGAATTGGTATCACATTGGGCAAATTTCACAGAAGCTCAATTGAAAATGTTACTTGAAAAAGCAATTAAACAAGTTAAAGAATTTACAAATAATGGAAATGAAATTACAATTGAGGTTAAGGAGCGCAAGTAATTTTTATTGCGCATAACTACCCACTACCCGCTACAACAACAAAAAATAAACATGAAAATACTTGATAGCTTTAAGAATATAAAGGGCAACTATTCAGCACGTAAGTTGAGCGCATTCGTAGCTGTTGCAACTTCGATATACATTACAGCAAGGTTGATACCAGAAGCCGCTCAAATCGATGCGCTTTATGCTTGGTTAATATTCGCTGCCGTATGTATGGGAATAGTAACGGTTGAGCAGATTATTAACTTACGGAGCAACACTCCAACCGAGCCGAGAGTAGACCGTAGAGAAGAGGGGGCAGGATGCTAATACTCAACCCAAGAATAATGACCTTTAAGTTTACCGTGCCTAATATGCAACCGAGCGAGGGCGTTCAAAAGATTGCAGGATTTTCACGTGGGCATCATCATGTTGATAGCGTGCGCATAGGCATCAATAGAAGCGAAGATACAAGCACTTGCAGATTGTTTCTTTACACCTATTTAAACGGCAAACAGATAAGCAAGTACATTGGTGAGGTGCAAGTAGGTGAGTTGTGCCACGTAACATTGAAAATGAGCCGTTACGAATACTATTGCATTGTCAATGATATGACACAAGGGTTTAGCTTCCCGAGCCGTAGAACATTGCCAATTGGCTACACTTTGAAACCGTATGCAGAGGAAGATTATACCGGCAAACGCATCCCATTCAAGGTCAAAGTTGAAAACATTATAGTAGTATGAGAGTATATTTACAACTTGCGGCCTTGTTGCTTGTGTTGGTGGCTATGACTTACCGAACATGCCATAGAACCAACATTGAGCCGTTTAATGTCGGCCACAACATCGATAGCTTGCTCACCCAAACCGAAGTGCTGCGGGAACGTGCAAGAATAGCCGAAGCTAAAAGCCGTGTGCGAGATACCGTTTATGTTACAAGGGTTAAGTACATTCGCACCATTGCACCTGCCGAGTGTGATACATTCATTCAGTTGGTGGTGCAAGAATGCGATACATTGATACAGATTAAAGAAGTTGAGATTGCGGTTAAAGATAGCGTAATTGTTGCCGATAGCACGCTCATTGTAGCGCAACATAAAGAGATTAAAAAACAGCGCAGGCACAAGCGCATTGCGGTATTGGGGGCGGTTATGATATTTATTTTGTCAATATTGAATTAATTACTATATTTGACCACGTTTTCATAGGCGTAATTTGTTTTAAAGGGCAGTTCAGAAATGGGCTGCTTTTTTTGTTTTAACAAATTTTAACAAAATAAAGTTTGCAGGTATGAAAAATAGGTTGATATTTGTGCCAACAAATTAAAACAAAAAACTATGACAGCAGCAGAATTAAAAATCGGAGACACCTTTAAAAGACAAGGATATACTTTTAAAGTTGTAAAATTGACACAAGATTATTATAAAAACGGCACGCCTTCTGTAATTGTAGAATGTACAACAAATGGCGGCAGCGTTGTTGATAGCTTTTTTAATTTTAAATTGACAACTAAAATTAAATAACCACACGGGGCGCAGCATCCTACACTGCATTAACTTTAAAACAAATAACTATGGCAACAATCCTCTTACTAATCTTCACAACAGCAACGCTCACTTGGGCAGCAACATCACAACGTAATAATTCTAAAAACTAAACCTATGACAACACAAGAAAAATTCGACCTCATTCCAGCACATTACTTGCCGAGATTTATTAATGCCGATAAAACATTGGTATCACTATCAATACCGCAACATGTTGGTATTAACATCGACAAAGCAGTAATAAAAGTTAATCAAGGTTCAATTGAAATTAATGTCGGTAGTGCATCATTGTCATTAAGCACAACATTAAACTCTGTAACAATTAACATTGTATGATACGACCACACTCTGACCGAAATCAAGGGCGCAAACTGGAGCCGCCTGCCGTGCGCATACGAATACCGCTAATGTACCGAGCGCAAATAAAACAATTCGTTAAACAACTCAAAGCAACTGCCGAATACAAAGCGGTTGTTAAGCGGATAAATGATGAGGATGGGGATTGATTAACGTTTTGCAGATAGGCGATGTGGCGGATTTTGAAAACGAACCGTTCGAAAAAACCGAACACTTGATTTGAAAACGAAACTTAATATTAACCGAGAACCCCGCCTTATTGCCTATGTGCTGTTATAGGTAGGGCTTCTCACAAATTTTTATAAAATGACAAAAGCAGAATTACTCGAAATTATTAAAGACTATCCCGATGATGTGGATTTGGTTTTTACACAGGAAACGGAAAGACAAGCTGGCGATGTGTCAGATATGTATTTAGACCACTTGACTGAATGCAAGGCGTTCAATTATATCAATCTTTACTTCAAATGGACTGATGTTGGGGAATAGCTTTACCAATAACGGTTTGCAGATTGGCGGTCGTTTTAATGCCGCCAATGTGCTGTTATAACCAGTGCTTTTAATTAATTAACTTAAAAAAAATAACAATATGGAATACCAAAAATACATTGATTTAGGATTTGAAAGAACCGATATGAGTTGTAATGTCGAGTTCAAACAAACAGGCTATCACGGATTTGCTTTAGAGAAAAAAGTAAATAAAAAACAAATGGTTTGTGTAACGAGTGGTGAACTTGATAAACCCAAACTATACATTAAAAAACGGAATAGTGAAACATATCACATTATACCAATTTCAACAGAAGCGGTTATTGATTTGTTCAGCAAGTCCGAAAATATTGATTATATGACTTCTGCTTGTTAGCATTGGTTATAACTACCCGCTACCCGCTAATTATTAACGCTTATACAACAATAAAACCTATGAACGTATTATCATTATTTGATGGAATGAGTTGCGGACAACAAGCTCTTGATAGACTTGGAATAAAAGTAGATAATTACTTTGCATCCGAAATCGACAAGTATGCTATTCAGGTAACGATGGCTAACTATCCTAACACTATTCAACTTGGAAGTGTTGTGAATGTAGATGGTTATAGTTTACCAAAGATTGATTTATTACTTGGTGGATCGCCTTGTCAAAGTTTTTCGTTTGCCGGTAAACGCAAGGGAATGAGTACTAAATGCGAAACTGAAATACTAACGCTTGAACATTACCTTGAATTAAAATCAGAAGGTTACGAGTTTGAAGGGCAAAGCTATTTGTTTTGGGAGTATATGAGGTTGCTGAACGAATGCAAACCTACTTACTTTTTACTTGAGAATGTAGAGATGGGCGAAAAGTGGGAAAGGGTTTTAAGCAAAGCTATCGGTGTAAATGGCATCCACATTAATTCTGCATTAGTTTCAGCTCAAAATAGGAAACGTATCTATTGGACTAATATTGGTATGCAACCAAGCGGTTTGTTTGGCGATTTGGAAAGTATAATTGAACAACCAAAGGATAGAGGGATATTGCTTAAAGATATTTTAGAAAGTGAGGTTGATGAAAAGTATTTTTTGAGTGAGAAGACAGTTGCAACAATAACTAGGCACGGAAATAAAATTATTGATGATAAAGAAAACCCTAAACAAAGTTGCACTATACACGCAAATTATTTTAAGATGGGCGGAAGAGACCAACAATACATTATACATAATATGATGCCACGTTCATCAACATCGGGCAAAGGTGGAACAGGACATTTAAGTAGAAACGATGGTAAAACATATTGTTTAGATACAGGGAATACAAATGCGGTGGAGATATTTTTAACATCAAAAGACAAAAGGCTAAAACAAACTATTGATGAAAACGATTTGATAGATGGTGAGGTAAAAGCACTTGATGTTTATAATCAATCAATACACGATAGATACCCAACACTTAAAGACCCAAGGGATAATGACAGAGCTTTATTTGATGGATCACGCATCCGTAGACTAACCCCAATCGAATGCGAACGACTACAAACCGTTGCAGAAAACTACACAAACCACGTTAGTGATAGCCAACGCTATAAGATGCTCGGCAACGGTTGGACAATAGAAGTAATTATTCACATTTTAAAATACATAACCCTATGAACCTACTAACAGAAATCCGCGCTCAATTCAGCGCAAAGGAATGGATGCAAGCTATCTTCTTCCACATTCCAACGGCATCGGCTATTAAACCCAAAGCAGGTGCGAAACTAACACAGCCACGTAGATGCCACAACTTTAATGATTTGCATCAGCACTTAATCAATTGGAGAAAGGAGGTTGCCAATGGCTAAAACTAAAACAAGGAAAGCTATCCGAGTGGTGTCCGATGCGTATCGGGATAGCATTCGACCTGCAACTATTGAAATTAAACATTGGGATATGTGGCTACAATACAACAACGGCTTAACAACAACTGAAATAGCAATGGTGCACAACACAACGGTACACGATGTCGTGGATATTATCAGCGATGTGGTCGAGCGGTTAAAGCGCAAAGTGTCAAAGTTAGATGATGACTTTATGAGCGTACACCAAGCCGAAGCGTTCCGCAACAGGATAAAGCAGAATGTTGAATTGGCAATGTTGTCGGGTAGGCGAGTGGTGACTATAATGAGTGAGGTGTGATGGAGATAATAAAACATAACTTCCCTTACAAATGGACTTTGAAGGATGCAGTATTTACAAAAGACAAAGGAAAAGTATTCAGTTGCTTTGCCTGTGGTGGCGGTTCAACTATGGGTTATAAATTAGCTGGATTTGATGTATTAGGATGTAATGAAATAGACCCTAAAATGATTGAAGCATACAAAGCAAACCACAACCCAAAATATGCTTATTTAGAGCCTATACAGACCTTTAAATTAAGAACTGATTTACCTGATGAACTTTACAATTTGGATATTTTGGATGGTTCGCCACCTTGTAGTAGCTTTTCAACTGCCGGAAATAGAGATGAAGATTGGGGAGAAGAAAAGCAGTTTAGAGAAGGACAAGCAATGCAAGTTTTAGATACACTTTTTTTCGATTTTATAGACCTTGCTAAAAAACTGCAACCAAAAGTAGTAATAGCTGAAAATGTAAAAGGATTATTGGTAGGAGAAGCAAAACAGTATGTAAGACAAATTTATAGGGAATTTGATTTGGCAGGATATTATGTGCAACATTGGCTGTTAAATGCTGCTGATATGGGAGTGCCACAACGTAGGGAACGAGTATTTTTTATAGCAATGAGAAAAGATTTAGCTGAACCATTTTTGTATAATGCTGATATGTTTACAGTAGTTCCAAAATTGGAATTAGAGTTTAAGGGCGAGAAAATACTATTTAAAGAGTTTTATCAAGAGGGTGTTGATGATAGACCTGCATCAAAGGGCAAAATGTTTGAGTATTGGCAGAACAGACAAAAGGGAGACACTCTTTTTTCAGATAGTATTTTTAGAAAAGAAGGTGTAAAAAGGTGTTTTACAAATATGTATATTTATGCTGATGGAATATCCCCAACCTATACAAGCAATTCAGATGTTATTTATTTATTTGATGAATATAGAAAGCCGAATAAATTTGAAAGCTGTTGTATTGGTTCTTATCCTTTAGATTACAATTTTCATAAAGTGCAATATAATTACTTAATTGGAATGAGTGTTCCACCTGTAATGACTGCACAAATAGCAAAACAAGTATATGAGCAATGGTTATCAAAACTATAACCTTTTAACAAATCTTAACAAATACATATCAAATAAAAACCCATATTTGCACCCTAACAAAAACAAAACCCTATGAACATTACAACAATCACAACAACACTAACAACGTGGCTCAATGAAGACACGGAAGAGAAATTACAGTACGAAAGCGATACTGATGCTTATTACTTTTATGATAGCGATGGCGAACTCACAGCATCGTGGGAAACCAAAGAAAACGAGGACATCATTAAGCTATGCGGATGTGGTGTTCAATTCGTACATCTTGCAAGTAAAGACTACATTAATAACCCTCAATTCGTTTACTTTGTATTAACTAATAAAGAACTTGCTATAACGGCAAGCAGACACACCACAAGCACAATGAGGTACGAATTGCCAAACAAAGAATTAGGTATATTCATAGATGATGATGACAGAACCTATTTGAGAAAGGACACCAACATTGAAGCATCGTGGCCAAGCCAATACAATGATTTTATTTTAAATGCGCTAAAACTACACAATGAAACCAATAACCGATAAACAATACCACAAGGCATTATTAATATGCCAACAGTACAAAGCACAACAACACGGAACACCACTCAAATCATTCATCGAATACAACAAGCACAGAATGAGCAGAAGATTAATCAATATACTTTACAAGGCAGTTGAAATTGGACACGAAACCGTTGAGGAACTAACCGAGCGTGAACTTATGCGCATTAATATGTGCGGGGTTAAAACTATTGTTGAATTTAATGAACTTGTAAAGCCATGAAAGAAATCATAATCAAATTCAACAGCGACAATGAAATCATCGAGTTAAGTGATGATGCCGAGTCATTACCGTGGGCGTTATTAGATGCGATATGTGAGCATTTCGATTACAATGACATCAATATCACCTACGAAGCGGTTGAGAAGCATTACAGCAATCCAAATGGCGAGGAATGGACAGAGCATGAGTATAAACATACATCGGAACAATTCGATGCGTTACCCGAAGCATTAATAAGTGAAATACTAATCAATTTAAACAATTAAAACAATGAACACAATCACAGGAACAATCCGAGAACTTTACAACACGCAACAAGTTAGCGATAATTTCGCAAAGCGTGAGATGGTCATCACCGTGGCCGACAAGTACCCACAACACATTACGGTGCAATTCACACAGGACAGATGCCCAATGCTTGACAAGTACATGGTGGGCGATAACGTTACCGTGTGCTACAACCTACGTGGTAAGCAATACCAAGGCAAGGATGGAAGCGTTAAGTACTTCAACAGCATTGAGGGGTGGAAGATCGACAGGACAGAGAATGTGCCGGTAGATGCCAAAGGATTGAGTGATGATAATTTATTTTAATACTTGGAAGCTATGGAACTACAATTTTTCCCATTAGGTACTCATGGTCACAATCTCGATAAAATACTGAATGATAAAACGGCATTTGTAATTCGCAATGATGAATATGGCAGATTGTCAATATCTATTGAACCGTATAATATTGATATTGATGCCTGGGCAACTGTCGAAATTGATAAAAATCAAGCAAGATATTTGATTAATTACTTGACTGCTTATATTGCCGATACTGACATGATTGTTACAGACCCTAATAATGATTAACTAACCCCCTAAAACAAACAAAAACCTATGAACACAAAAACACATTACAAAGTTTTACGCAACCCCAACTACATCGGTGGCTGGGATTTAATCGATGCCGACAAGACCGTAACCATCACAAAGGTCACAAAAGAAATGGTACACGATGGCAAGGGCGGTGAGTCCGAGTGCTGCACCATTCATTTTGCCGAGTGCAAGCCGATGGTGGCTAACGCTACTAACTTGAAGCGCATTGCAAAACTGCACAATTCGCCATTCATTGAGGAATGGATAGGCAAGCAGATAGTATTAACAACCGAGAAAGTGCGCGCATTTGGCGAAGTACACGATGCGGTGAGGGTATCAACCAAGCCAGCGACCAAGCCGACAATGAATGCCGACACGTTATCGAAAGCCAAGGCGGCAATCGCTGCGGGTTCGGTTACGCTTGATGCGATTAAAAAGAAGTACACTTTAACTGCGGAAATGGAGGCCGAGTTGACAAATGGATAAGCTATTCAAAATACATTGCAGCCAAATCGGCAAGATAAGTGGCCACGTTGGATTAACAGATAATCAAACGATAAAGTTAAACGAATTAGTTGAGCGAAAAAAATTAGGAATTAAGCCACTAACTGCTAATATGGAACTTGAGTTAATTGACTTAATCGAAAAGAAAAACAATCCAAAGTTACCCGATACTTGCACAACCTATTTAAAGGAATGGTACGCAAATGACCGCGAGGAGATTAGAAACAAGTACATCGACAAGGGTAACATGGTTGAACTTGACCTTATCGACTTCATGGCCGAGCAGTTGAACCTCGGAATGGCCGAGAAGAACACCATCACGATGCACAATGAGTATGTTGTTGGAACGGCTGATGTTGTTACACGCGACACAATCATTGATGTCAAGGCCGCGTGGAGCATCAAGACCCTACACGATGCCGTTACGAGTGGTATTGATAAGGACTACGAGTGGCAAGGGCGCGGTTATATGATGCTATGGGATAAGCCGAATTTTGTGGTGTTTCACGGCCTGCTCAACACACCCGAAGAAGCTAACTACGGAGTTGAGGTCAGTTACGATGATATACCTGCTGACCAACGTTGGGTAGCGTATAAGGTGCAACGTGATGTTACCATTGAGCAACAGATAATACAGAGGGTGATTGAGTGCCGGGAGTGGTTGGAGCGGTATGATATAGCGGTGCGAAATTCGATAGGCCGCTTGCATACTTAAAATAAATTAGTATATTTGCAAAATTGTTACGGTTCGACATTAAAGTAACATAACCTTATTGACCCATTTAACCGAGTACAGAAGTCGAACCCTGTACAAAGTTAGATGGGTTTTATTTTTTATGAAAATATTTGTAATATCTACCCCAAACAAAAAAAGCAAAAGGCAGATAGTTTATGCCGAAGATTTTGCTCACGCAATCCAACTTGCAAAAAAAGCAGAAAATTATGTTTACACAGAAAAAGAATTGTACGATATGAATACAATTGACAATGAGGAAAATTTTAAAAATAAATTACACGCATTTTTTTACCCAATGTTTGAAGTACAACGTGAAGTAACAAGCGAATGTGGAAAAGCAAGAATTGATATGTTATTGACCGTACATGGTACGTATCATTTTGGTTTGGAATGTAAAAAAATTAACAAAAAGAAAGGCGAAGAAATTGGCGAGTATATTCAGCAAGCACACGAATATTCAAAATTAAAATGGAGGTACAGAAATGGTTTGTTTATTCAAGCACCAATATTTATTTGCCCGGCATTGTCTTATGATTATTTATTAATGAATGAAAAAACATTTGTAATTGATAACCAAACTTATCATCAAGACCGACACGATAAATTTCACAGGCATCACACCGTTAACGGAATGCTTGGTGTGTGGAACGTTGGCGAGGTTAGAAAAAATAAATTTGGGTTTCAGTTTTCAATGAATAACAAATCATTTTATGACTATCGCAGTTATAGGAATGACATATCAGCACAGGTACACGAAATCAACTACAACACCTACATCGAACGGCTATGCAACCAATAACATTCAACTATTACGATGCCGACATCAAGAGCAGCTTACCGCTTGGCAATGTTACGCTTGAATATTTTATAAACGCAATTCGCAATCCTAAAATAGACATCAAGCACATTTTTGAGCGCATACGCATAGCCGAAGAAGTTGGTGATATGGCAACCAAGCAAGCATTGAAATCAAAGCTATATTCATTCACTCCATGCGTGTACGTTCAAGGTGCGCGAAAGTATGAGAACATCAAGCATTGGACTGGATTGCTTGTGTTGGACTTCGACCACTTGGAAGTTGATTATGCAGTTGAGTTCAAGTCATACTTGTTTGATGAGTATAAATTCATAATTGCTGCATGGCTATCGGCATCACGGCATGGTGTGAGGGCATTGGTAAAAATACCGCAAGCGCATTCGGTTGAGGAGTTCAAGCAATACTTTGCTGCGATTGAGCGACATTTGAACTGCTACAATGGTTTTGATAAAGCACCAAAAAATTGTATTTTGCCCCTCTTTTTTTCATACGATGCTGAAATTTTACACCGCGATAACGCTCAAACTTGGGATGAGAAGTACATTGAACCGATACCACCACCTGTTAAGCAGTATATTATCAATGACAAAACATCGGCAGTTGAGTGCATCATTGCCAAGAAAATAAACATCATAGTTGATAGCGGACATCCTCAACTACGTGCCGCAGCGTATTTACTTGGAGGTTATGTGGGAGGAGGCCACATAGACCATTCGGATGCGGTAAGTATTATTCACAACTTAATTGAAAGCAACGCATATTTGAGCCAAAAAGCAAGTATTTACAAAAAAACTGCGGTACAAATGATAAACAAAGGAGTTAACCAACCAACTTATATTAAATAACATGAGCGAAAAATTTAAAAAACCCGAAGCAAACCCATTGCTTAATCCTGTTGACTACTTCAACTTTCACGGCTCATTCGTGTCAATATTTGATGGGGTAAAAAAAGTAAACATCAAGTCCGAAACTGAAATATGTTTGCAACACCCGGACAACCTCGACCCAAATGAACTGAATAAAGTCACGTTTACACTTAACAAAAACAATGTTGTTGAGGTGGTCAAAAAAAACGATTATCAACTTGCCGTGGGTGCGAAGTTGTCAAAGTTTATGTTGCTATCTGCCGTTAAATTCAAAGGTGATAATTTCGCAGCTATGTCATACGTTCACTTTACGCTGATGAAATCCGAAATACCTTACATTCGGGTAGGTACTGATTATTTTAAATTGATTGATAAAAAAGACCGATTTGGCTCACACAATCGATTGCTCAAACCTTGGAAGAAAGATGAAATCAAACAAGACCACGGAAAGCAATTGTTGAACATGATTTTTAAATTTGATGATTTCACTATTTACCCAGATAACATCACTTACAAACCTGTGCTTAACAACTGCTATAATTTATATGCAAAATTTGCACACGATAAAGCTATTGATGATATTGAACAAAATAACATTCCTGTTACAATGGGATTGATGAACCATATTTTTGGCGAACATTTAGAACACGGTTTGAAATACATGAAAATTTTGTATCAGTACCCGCGACAAATTGCACCTGTATTGGCACTTGTTTCTTCGGAGCGTGAAACAGGTAAGACCACATTTTTAAATTGGATACAGATGTTATTTGGCGAAAATTCAACACTCATTAACCCATCCGACTTAACATCGAATTTCAATGATGCGTATGCTACAAAAAACATCATTATGATTGATGAAACTACCATTGACAAAGTGCATGCTATTGAGAAGTTAAAATCATTGGCAACGGCAAAAACAATATCGGTTTCGCAAAAGTTTGTGAGTCATTATTCCGTACCTTTTTACGGTAAAATTATTTTATGCACAAATAAAGAAAGTGATTTTATGCGTATTGATGAGGAAGAAATTAGATTTTGGGTGCGAAAAATTAAACCTATAACCGGGAAGAAAAACACCAACATCGAAAATGACCTTAAAAACGAAATACCAAAATTTATTAAATACTTATTGCAACTGCCAGAAATAGATTTTAGCAAATCGCGCATGGTGTTCACCAAGGAAGAAATAATGACCGAGTCGTTAGAAATAGTTAAGGAAGAAAGCAAAAGCCAATTACGCAAAGAAATCGAATATCTATTTATTGATTGGTTTGCTAACAATGACAATATCGATATGGTTGAAGTAACGGCAAAGGACATTAAAGAAAAATGGTTTGGCACTAACAATCAAATTTCAATCAGTTACATCCGCAAAGTTTTAAAGGATGAAATGAAAATGGTCAATTTGGAAACAAAAAAGTACAAAGGGTTTCCAGATGCCAATTCGACTTCGCAAAAGACAGGACTGCCGTTTGTGTTCACAAATCCATACCGAGTTTATAATGAGGATGTTAGGAAAAATAAGGCATCAATCGAGGATGCGGTTGATTTCTAAAAGTAATCTTACTAAAATTACTATTACTAACTAACTATATGATAATCAGCAAAGTAATAAATTCGCAAAAAGTGAACATAACTACGGTGTTTTTTCGCAATATAAGAAACGTGGGAGTTTTCCGTATTTCTTTATTACTATATATAATATATATATATATATATATATATAATATAGTAGTAGCAAGGGTTTGCCGTGGTAATTTTTTAGTAATAAAGTCGGTAATAATTCGGTAATAATCCAAAAAGTAATTTTTCTTGACATTCAAAACAATGCTTATATTTGCAACCGATGACAATCAAAGACCTCAACACCTACCTATTTGAAATCAAGCGCAGGGACAACCCAAACTTCCCCGAGCATGCATTGGTTCCTGTTAAGCATTCGGACAAAACTGCAAACGGATTAGAAAAGGCCATTGTTGCTTTTCTGCAAGCAGAGGGATGGCAAGCCGAACGTATAAAGAACACAGGCCGATATGTAGATGAAAGCTATACCTATGTGAATGTAATGGGTCAAACACGCAAGGCGGGAACGGGGCGGTATATTAAGGGAACAGGAACGAATGGAAGCGCAGATTTATCGGCCACAATCAAAGGCCGAGCGGTCAAGGTGGAGGTTAAAATAGGCAAGGATAGGCAATCCGAAGTGCAGAAGAAGTACCAAGCAGACATTGAACGCGCTGGGGGTGTGTATGTGATTGCCAAGGATTTCGAAACGTGGCATGGATGGTATGCTAAATTCATCGCAGGTTGATTTTATTTGCATCAGTCGATGATTTGTATTACCTTTGTCGCAAAATGCGTTTAAAAGCGAAATAAATGGCATACGGAAAGAAATCGGGTGGGGGTAGTCGCAAAGGCAGACCTAACCAAGCAACAATGAAAGCCAAAGAAATGATTAACACGGCCATCGATGGTCAGTTGTTACATTTTAATGACACGATGAACCAAATAAGAGAGGACAACCCAACGGATTGGGCAAAGATAATGGTATCAATGTTCAAATTTGTGATGCCTGTTAAGTCCGATGTAAGTGGGGAAGTAACATTGTCAACAATCAAAGTCATTCGTGAGTGAAATCCAAATCAAACTCCGCAAACGACACGCAAATCAGCAGCATATTATTGATACTGCCAAGCGTTTCAACGTGCTTAAATGCGGTCGTAGGTTCGGAAAGACATCGTTGGCAGAGGAGTTAATCATTGAACCTGCTTTGGATGGCTTCCCGGTAGCGTACTACGCACCAACATACAAGGACTTGGAAGAGTTTTGGAACATAATCAAGCACATTGTACACGATGTCATCAAGTCCAAGTCCGAGCAGTTGAAACAAATACGATTGATTACTGATGGTGTTATTGATATGTGGTCAATGGATGACCCCGATAGTGGTCGAGGCCGTAAGTATAAGCGTGTTGTGATTGATGAATGTGAGAAAGCAAGTCACTTACAAACCGCTTGGAATGGAACGATAAGGGCAACGCTAACCGATTTCAAGGGTGATGCGTGGTTTCTTTCAACCCCGCAGTTTGGCAAAACTTATTTCAAAGAGTTGCACCAAAGAGCAACCGTTGATAAGTTCATACACGAGTGGCAGTCGTGGAAGTTCAGCACCTATGACAACCCATTCATAGACCCCGATGAGATTGAAAGCGCAAAGCTAACAACCGACCCATTATTCTTCCTGTGCGAGTACATGGCCGAGGATGTGAGCATTGGTTCAATGTTGTGGGCATACGCTTACGAGCCGAGTAAGCACTTGGCCGAGTTTGAATTGAACCCAGCGAGAGAAACTATATTGAGTTTCGACTTTAACCGCAATCCAATGACCTGCTCCGTGGTTCAAACGGATAGGTTCAACTCGATTGATGTGTACGAAACCATAAAGATACCCAACTCCGACATTTACCAAATGTGCGACTATATCAAGACCGTGTACGGCAACCGTTTGTACATCGTAACAGGTGATGCTTCGGGCAAGTCGGGCAGCGCAATGGTAGCCGATAACCTTAACTACTACAAGATAATTGCAACACAACTCAACTTGAATATGCGACAATTTCAAGTGCCGACTATCAACCCGAAGATAGCCGAGAATAGAGTGCTTGTCAACTCGTTATTGAGCAGAGGCAATGTACGACTGCATAAACACAAAACAAAGGCACTTCAATTCGATTTAGAAAACGTTTCGGTGTTGGCTGATGGTACATTGAAAAAACAAGACCGTAACGACCCTGCACAACAGGCCGATGCACTCGACACGTTTCGGTATGCCTGTAATGTATTTTTGAATAATTTTATTACAACGTAAACAAAAATTACTACATTTGCAAAGATGTATTCCGTAATCATTCCGACACTATGGCGCAGCACACGAACGCTGCGATTGATTAGCGACCTCGTTCAATGCAGTCGTGTTGGCGAAGTCATCATCATTGACAACAATAACGGTCAAATAGCCGAGGGCGGTAAAGTTAAAATCATTTCAAATGGGCAAAACAATTACGTTAATCCGAGTTGGAATATGGGAGTATACGCTGCTACCTATCCATTTATCGCGCTTTGCAACGATGATATCAATTTCAATGCCAGCAAGATGTTTGAATTAGAACCCGATTACGGGGACATTTTCGGCATCGGGTCGGCTTGTTACGAAACAGAAATCGAGTTTGATTACCCATCGATTTCACATACGCACTCACGCGGTCACGGATGGGGATGTTTAATGCTGATGCGCAATGAGGACTACCCACCAATCCCAAATGAGTTAAGAGTTAGTTACGGTGATGATTGGTTGTTCAAGAAACTACCGAACCGATACAACATCAACGGCATAAGAGTTAACACCGAAATGAGTACAACATCACGCGAGGCCGAGTTCATAGCCATCGCAGAACAAGATAGCAAGATATGGCACACGCTGAACAAATAGAATGGTGCAACCTCGTTAAGGTCGCACATCCCGAATTTTTCCACGGTGTTTCCGTGTTGGATGTCGGATCACTTGATATCAACGGCAACAACCGTTACTTATTTGAGCAATGCGACTACACAGGCATCGACATAGGGGATGGTGCGAATGTTGATGAGGTGTGCAGCGGCCACGAATATAAGAGCAAGACCAAGTTCGATGTTGTGATAAGTACCGAGTGCTTTGAACACGATAGCCACTACGGTGACACATTGCGAAACATTTGCAACAAGCTACTGAAGAAAGGCGGTTTGTTTATATTCACTTGCGCAACCGAGGGCAGACCCGAACACGGCACGAAGCGCACATCA